CCATATCCCAAGCCGAGAATGCTCCATTATCCAAAGCATACGGCATCCACGGCCAAGGCCCACGCTGAGCGTTTGGGCTAAATAAATGACCAATCTTACCAGTCTCGCGGGCAAGACAATGCCAAAACCAGCCAGTGCTATTTGCGGGCATAACAGTCATTCCGCCTCCTTTGCTGCTGCAATGAGTGCATCAGCCTGCTCCACAGCCCATCTCGCCTCATCATTTGTGTCCCATTGATCTGTCTCTCTGCTCAAATTAGCCGCCATAAGCATTGCAGCAATTTCTATTCGAGATGGCTCTGAACGTAATTGTCTTAACCGCTTCAACTTAGAGTTTAGTTCTTCACGCTCGATGATGAGTTTATTTATAATAGCTATATAAGGCGCGACAGCATTCCAGCCTTCGCTCCCTGCATCAGCCAACTGCTGTTTAATGCTTTGATCTGCACTCATTTCGCCACCTCCTCTAGCAGGTTCTTTGCAAGCTTCTCATACAAAGACCGCGCATTTTCATTCAGACGCTCAGGCCGAAACTGAAGCAGGTTAATCGCCCTATCTCTCTGGCTGAGAGCCTCATCCAACGCAGCTTTAATCTTCTCGATGTTCTCGCCATCAGAAACCTCTTCAAAGATAGGCTTAAAGTTCTGTGCAAAAGCCACTGAATCGTAGCTATTTACAAAGCCAGAATGCCACTTCACCCACACCCGATCTTTGTTGTCAATCGCTAGAAAATTGCAGTAGTTGCTAGTCAAACAGCTCTGCCACAATGAGTTGTATTTATATTCATCCATAGACTCAAAATTCAAGCAGGGTCATTCACTGAAATCAACGAAAATCCCGTCCCCATCTACAATCGACTTCAACTCTTTTGCAAACTGTTGCTGAGGAGTCTTTTCCTCTGTCATCGTCGCCACAGCACCAGCCCTCTGTCTCATCAAAAACACAAGCAAACTCAATGAGTCCAAAGCATCCGGCGAACTAGCTCTAGTCCGTTTGCAGTAGTCTGCCTTGCTCTCAACACGCACCATCCCTTTGCCTTTCTGCTTGTACCGCCTCGCCGTAGCCTGCCGAGCCAACTCCTCATTCCGAAACGAAGGCGAGATCTTTAACCACTCGAACTCCATATACTTAGCCAGACCAAAGATCAGCTCCGTAACCACCCCATTATACAATTCCGATGCCTTTTGACTGTCGTCACCCAGAATGTGCGAGTCAGTTGCTGCCCAGCTATAATTGACGCCCAACACCTCCCTGCCAAACAGCGAACACAGCGAGTCGTGAATGCCAGCACCATTCCCAGTACGGTCAACACAAAGCCAATTGGGCGAGATCTTCATCTGCTTACAGAACTTGATGATCGCTCCAGTCTGCTCCAGTGTGGCTGCTTTAGGAAAAGAGATCTGGCTGTCTAACTGCAACACCGTCCGGCTGCCGCCCTTGTACTCGTGAAACTTTCCCGCTCTGTCTGTCCACCCGTCAGACAACCCAAAGCGCCCCTGAGAACACATCACCTGATCATTCCCCTCCAACGCCAAATCAAAGGCCGCTAGCGGCACTACAGGGCCAACAAAGCGCACCGTCCCTATGCTGTTGTCAAACATAGCAGGCGTGATGATGGACATTGCCATCCCCTCGTCAGGGAACCACCCTCGAGCCATCGTGTAAGACTCAGCAGTGCGCCCCCTGCTCACGTAGGACATAAATCCTTCGTAGGTTTGCAGCCCGTGATAAACGGTCCTGCGCTGCAACACGTTCTCGCACCTTGCAGCATCCAGCCTGAGTACGTGATAGCCTTCCTTGCTGTCCCACTCGTGATCTTCCTCACAATCAACGCTGCCCCATCCGTCAGCAGGCTCACACCGCTGACCAAAATCTGACGTGCGGTCTTTTGGATTGCTGGCGCCAAATATTTTAATGCGACCAGCAGACTGCCCCATATCCGCCGAGGACAGGATGTTGTTAATCCCCTCCCAGACTCCGGCAGGAACCTCCTCAGCCTCATCAAGCACAACGTGAGTGCGGCTCAACTTGCCCCACCTACGGTGTGCAGGGCCGAACCTTGGCGACGGATGGAAGCCGCGAAGTGTCCCGTGACCTGACTCGCCCTTAGGGATGGCGACCAGATGGATACCCTGTTTACTGTCTCTAGTTGCCTGCAATGACGTTGCAGCCTCGAGGTCGATTTCCATCGCAGGCTTAACCAACGCCATACGGTGGAAGTTCTTGATGCTAGCAAAGATATTCCGCTCTGCGTGCTCTCGAGTGAGTGAGATGACCTTGATCGCTGTCCAAGCTGGATCTCTGTACCAGTCTAAATAGAACCAAGCACCGCCGCCAAACGACTTGCCCATCGCTCCAGCGCCTTGAATGAGTAACTTATCGTACCCGAATAGGCAGCGCCAAGTGCCCCTAGCAGACTCAGGGCGCCAGTCGTAAACATCCTGCCCCCACAGGATCGTCGCAGCGGCCTCGAAATGATCGTAATCAAGCAGGCTGACAACATAGTCGCGTATCAATCCCTCTGCGAGCGGGACGGTGATCTCTAGCTCAGCAGGCGGACTCTCGACGCAGTTCCTCAGGATGCAGGCAGCAGCGCGTAGCAGGCCCAACTCCTCGTGCGAATCAGCCTGTCGCCGGATCTCAGTCGCAAGGGCTAGCGTGCGCTCGACGTTACGATGCGGAGTTGTTGGGTTAGAGTGGACGTATGGCATAAATGAAAGGCTGAGGTTGGGATGTATACGTGAGGCCGGACATCGAGTGGGTCACTGCGATCATAGCGACCACCAATACGCACATCAGTCAGCGGCGGATTCTTCACCCAGCCCCAGCAGTTGTCTGTCCAGCTCTGAATGACAATAAAGGGCTTACCACTTCGCTCGGCCAGACTAGCCGCCTCTACAGCCTTATCCATCGTTATCATCCAGTCAGGGAAGTCGTTGTGAGCGTACTTGCGGCACTTCACTTCAACCCAAGCGACAACACGATTCAGTCGCAGCAATGCGTAGTCTAATCTATGATATTCACCAAGCTTGTAAGCCTCAGCGTTCCAGTAGCTTGCGACCTTATCCATCAACGCAACCTCCTCTTCAATGTGTTTCTTGGTCTCGTAGCCCATTACGTAAGTGCCTCAAAATCAATGCATCTCAATTCCATATGACGAGTGTTGTATTTGGTTATTGATCTGGTTTCGGTTTATTTCTGCGTTTTTGTCTCACGTAATTGCAAGTCTTTGCGGTACTTACGAGTTTTTCGAGCGAAGGAATGTCCCGAGAAATGTCCTGCTCAAACATTTCCGCATCCGGCTCTGCATATTGGTTTTCAGGGATAGCAGTTTCCGTTAGCGCGATAGGCGGCGGCTCGTCCGTAACGATCTCCGCCTCAATCCAATCCTTTGGAGCGAGATTGTCAGTGCGCCCCCAGACCTTGAACGTAAGGCTCAGCTCCTTATTAGTCAGCACGTGCTGCTCTGGCGCAAACTCTCCGGCAAGCTTGGCATCCGTCTGTAGGGCTAGCAGGCGGTCGTATACGGCCTCGATTTGCCCATTTGGCTTGCGTGTAACCTTGGTAGGCACAGTTCCCTCGATCATCTGACGGAGCAGGTCTCGCTTGGCATCGATGGCCATCAGAGATCGGCAGTGGACTTCGGTTTGGATCTCAGAGATGCGTTCCTTGATCCAAGTTCTGCTCATCATTCTTGAGGCAAGATTGGTAGCAGTCTCAGCGTATGGAGCTACTTTTCTGTATGCGTCAGTTGGAGTTAGACCCTCTGCAACGTGCCAACAAAACCGTTCCTGCAATCTGCTTTTTAATCGCGGCATATTATATAAGTATAACGGAAAAAGGGAGCTAGATCACCAGAGTACTTAGCTCATAGTGACCTTGCTCCCTTCTATAATATGGGACAACTTTATTTTACTCTGTATTCATTATTTTTTGCTTGACGGCTTGCACGTACACCCCTTATATAATCCCAGTATCCGCTGCGCGGGGTATATATTGTATATATATTAATATGCGTGATTAAGCTACAAACAGGTGCTTATAGCAGTTAGTTTTAAGTATGCTTGCTAGGTCTTTTAGCACGTACTCAGGCGCTGGTATTCGCACTTCTCGCCAGTCTTCACTTGGGAGCTTTTCACCTAGGTATTCGGCGTGTTTGTACAGTTTGACAGTACCGTCTAGGTGTACGAGGGCTTCGTACATTTCCTTGTGTTTATAGCGCAATGTTATTACGCCTACTTGTTCGTCAGGGTTCTTCATTAAAGCCCTCCCATC